CGGAAGGAATCCTCTAATTATCATCGCCAGCTACGCTCGAGAATGCTCGAGCGCGGCCGTGTGTACTCACTGACTGATTCAGGAGCTCCGAGATCCAGAGGACTCGGCTCCCTAGACTTCTCCGACCAATCGGGTGAATGATCAGTGCATTTTTCGGTAAAATACCGAAGAAGCATAGACCACCCATCCATTGTATGGCGGAGTTTAGGTGACTTCAACGTAAGTACGTAGTATTGACGCTTTTGATAGCGCTTATTACCACGGGTACGTAGAGGTCTTTGCGTCACAGGTGTCTCGGGTAGGGTTGGAAGCTGACCTTGAAGGCCAGTCTCCGGTCCAGGAATTGGTCCATACATACGGACCAGTTCATCGACTATAACGTCGTACGCCGAGAAACACTTCCTATCGTACAGAGAGTTAGCATAGCTAACCCAACTGGCGTAGGATTCAGGCGATGGAGATGATGACCAGACGGTCCGAATTCGGACCGGAGTGACATTGATGCCTTTGAAGGCATCTACGCCACAGGATTCTCGAAAGAATCCTCTGATGCAACTCTTGTCACGGTTGATTAACAAACCATATGACTCCAGTTGTTCGATTGCATCCAGGGCGTGAGCCCGCTTGACAATCACATCATCGCCATACACAAGGATGCTATCTCTAGCATCCTGATCGGGTGCTCCGGCCGTTAGGATGGCCCAGATCGTTAACGCCATTACAGGGAAGCATAAACAGCTTCCCATTGGCGCGAACTTTCTGAGCGTTAACTCCTTTCCGCTTGGGAGCATAGTTGAGCAACTCCTACAAGCCTCCAAGTACTCATATATATGAGGAGGAAACAGTAGGCGAACCAGACTAGTACTAACTCGATCGCTGGCATCTTTAAGATCCAGCGTCGCGTAATCACCAGTTAGAGAGCCTAAAAGGGCTCCCTTCTGGTTTGGTTCTTGGTCTGTGAAGAACACATTCCACGCAGTTCCTTCTTTGAAGTAAGGGGGTTCTTTGCCCTTCTTACCTTTAAGACGGATTCCGTGGTAGCGTTCCACATGCTTGACAATAGCCCTGCCTAGTCCTTGCTGAACCCATTGATAATCAACGGGTTCGCAAGAAATTAGACGAGGGCCACGCGAATCCTTCGGCACGAGAATAACACGTGCTGGAAGAGTTCTATCTCCGATGGATCTAAATCCTCGGAAATTATCGCACACAGCACCGGTCGACGCGCAAAAATATGCGTCGAAAGGATACATGCGTGTGATCGAGTCAGCGACATTACTCCATTGGTACTTCTCCCAGAGTCGTTGCTTGGTAGCAACTGCCCCGGGGCCGTGTCTAGGGAGAATGTCCTGACAATCGAAATCCGCAAATAAGTTACTGAGTAACCTACGTGCGGCGCGCGTTTGTTCCACCAACGAAAGCGGAGTAATCCGCCTTCTTCGTTGCGTTGGAGGTAACGCATCAACCTGTAACTTGAGTTCTTCAAGTTCATGGCTAATGGTCAATAGGTCGTCTTCGGTTTTCACAAACCGGTCAACGACTTCTTGTTCTAATTGCTCTGAATACGGCAACTCATACTTATAGAATAAGTAACATAGCTGTCGGATCCATCCGATACTATCAGTACATGGCTCCTGAAGGGGAGTCCCCTCTTGGTTTAAGACTCTACTAAATAGTTCACCGAGAAACCTCGGCAACTTACTGTTCGGCATCGTTGCGAAACGAAGCTCTGCAGCGTTTAGTGGAGTCGTTAAAGAAAGGGCCTTATCAAAGGCCTTGCCAAGAGAAGGAAGGGTTTTCGTTAGAAAGCCCATACCTTCAGAACTAGTTCTCATCAACACCTTTCGCAAGGTGTTCTTGAGTGCTATTGAGTCGAACACTACTCCATGCATCCTATTATGGATGTCGTGGAGCAATGCAGCGATGACTTTTATTTCAATGTCATCTAGGCTCTTAGTAGGTGCCATAAGGTAACCTAACCTAGAGCATGCATACACTCCACGATCGTGGACGTTTCACACACCTGTATCATGAATAAACACAATACAAGTATCACGCTACTACCCTCAATACCGAATGGAAAGGGCCTGAAAGGGCTCCGAGCCATCGAGGTAATGGTAGCTTTGGACGCGATGAACACAACGTTGGGCTTCGAGTACGGCGAAGGAACCACTCTAATGGTGCTTCGGACCTTTTATATAAGGAACGATTCGCACTTTGTAGAGGCTTCCAAGCCAGTACCCGGTGAGTCCAATTACGTGTTCCTCACAGTTTAGCGCAATCAACACATAAAACAACGACACTACGAAGGCTGGCACGCTCTTTCGAGCGTGCCACCCGACAGTAACGAACAGTTACTGTGCAGGGAGCAACATTGCTGCCGGAGTAGTGGGTTGTACCGATGAAGGCGGTCTGCTGTTTCCAGCAGCCGCCTTATCGATGTGTAGGTCGAAACCTGACGTTTCGCAGCCTGTTATTACTAACAAGCTTAGAGACGCTAGAGAACGAGCACTCCAATTAAAGAGCGATCTCATATTAGAGACCGCCTGAGAGGAGCACTACAGCGCCGGTGCCAGTGCCGTCGTAGAGATGGGTATTCGTACCAAGAGTATGGACGAAGGAACCCAATTCCGCGAGGACATTGGACGCTTCAGTAATGGCGAGGAGGGCACCCGAAGGGATGTCCAAAACGACATAAGCTGAAACGGTCACAGGGAGCGTTGTGTCAACGGTCGACATGACAGTTTTGTCAAATCGACAGACACTTCGCCGCCTGCGTTTCAAGCCAATACCCGTCTCTTGGTGTTTAATCAAGAGGCGATGAGGCTGAGACGGTCCTTCGGTTATTACACCAAAGTCCGTCTCCCGTTCGTTGATCAGCAAGCGTTGGAATTCAACTTCCGTGCCTGCTGCGTTCTTGACTTCATTCGTGTTAAGTGTATTACTTAGCATGCTTATTGTTTAGTTTTCGTCGAAGGTCGCGTATGCTATTCGCAATGCGACGACCGCGTGACGAGCGCATTCTCGGCTTTCTCTTGCGTGTAATTGCAAGAGAAGCCGCGAGACTACTCTCACGAAGAGAGAAGCCATCTAGGGCTGGAATGCCCCAGAGTTCTTCGGGAATATCGAGTTGTCGGCAGTAAGCCGATTCCTCGGTAAGAGCCCGAAGTGTTCTGGTCGCTGTGATAGGAGGCTCACCTGACGGCCATTGACTGTGAGGTCCGGTTGAATAACCGAACTCGTCGTCAACGTATATCAGTCGAGACCTCTTAAGTGACCAGAGATACTGTAGTATCTGTATCTGCGGCTGTACGTTCCCGATCTTGAACTTCGATAGGTAATCTTGAACTTTCAAGACCCAATCGACAGTGAAAGACCACGGGATAGCATTCCAGATGATCCTGGGGTCAAGATTGACCCCAAGCTTATCCAGAAGCTCCAGTAACCGAGCATTCTCGGTTTGGAACTCGCTGTACTCAGTAATATACTGAATCTCAGCGTGGAATACAGTCGGCTGGTACTTGACACGACGCCGCGACCTCAATAAATAACACATAAACCCATACCCTAACTGTGGAGAACTTTGGTAAGTTCTCATACAGTCAAGATAATGAGTCGGTGTGTCGTTGAGTTCGTCGACGTCGGGAAACTCAATAAAACGGCGAGTAAAATGCCGTTTTTGAGCCTGACCAGCTTGGGCGATCCTCTTGTCCGCAGTGGACTTGAAGTCGCGTAGTGAAGCCAAAACGGCTTTCACGTCAGACACAAACGGAATGATGTTGAATTGCGCTTGCAACCAACCATCAGCCGTGGATAGGAGCAACTTCTGTAGTGTCTTGCCAGTCGCAGGATTCTTTATAAGAGTCCTAACGAAATCGGCAAGGCGTTGCACAGTATGCTTCAGCGTTACTACGTCTTTCAGCTCTATTAGAGAGTTGACAAGACTTAGTTCGTTCTTGACATTAGGGAGCATAGTTATCAAGCTATGCTCCACTAAATCAAGAGATCCGGAGACATTGGCAGTAAAGCCAAGATCTCCTTCAGGAACTGAAGCGTCCCGAAACGCAGGAAGCCCATAATTGAGCTTACCAGCGTCTCCCCACTTAGTTCCCACTGCGTCACTAAGGTCTACGTTATAAGGAGTTTCGGTGTCGATAAAATCGTCATCGAACCCCTCACTAGAGACCCACACGACCTCCGACGGTGAGCGATAAGTCTGAGCACATTTGTAATGCTCAAAAGCTTTCCACCACCGCGGTTTCCGTGTGTGTGACAGCCGCTGCGAATTCGGAGTGTATATATCATGGAGCGCCGTATGATACGGCGTCCCAATCGTGTATACCCCCG